TTACCCATATATCCACCGTAAGAGCAGGAGCGGCACTACCGACTTGAGCAGTAAAACCACCGAACAAAGCAGCTGTAAGATTAGCAAACAAAGCATCGTAAGAGCGAGAGATATGCTCTGCGATACGGAAAGGATCAATATCTTGGCCCATTCCAGTCATAGAAGCGAGATCGGTAATCGCGTAAGCTAAACTCTGTCGTTTACATACGATATCTACGTGAGAATCTACGAGAGCAGTATTACCCACTGCACCATCTTCCGTTCCACCTGTAAAAGCAGAAAACCCGGATTCACCATCAAGGAACGCTTGTCGAACTCGTATCGTATCCGAGCCCATTCCGTTAATACTTCCGCAGAAGTCTACGAACGGGGTATTACGGAGGTTTACGGAGTCTTTTAGTAGTAATTTGATTTCTTGAGAGATCATTTGAGCGAGTCTTAAATCACCGACTAGCCCAGTATTTGTAATTTCATTTGCCATGATATGCACCATTAGAAGAAAGGGGAAAAAATTAGTTTCTGGGCTCTTCTGCTGTTTCGGGAGCGACCCTACCCACTAGTATCTTATATCAATAAATAACCACTTGCAAGCATAAAAAAACCTCTCTGCAGGAGAACAGAGAGGAAGGGGATCGGGGGAGGTACGACCCACCCCTTTTTTTTAGGAAGATTCGATTACAAAGAAACGACTATTTCAGCCCCAGTAATATTGATTACTGATTTAACTTTAACGTTATTAGCATCTACAAGCTGAACATCTAATTGTACTTTGTTTCCATTACTATCGTATGCTGATACGTGTACGATCTTCTCACCTAATTGGTGATTCAATGTAGCGAAGGTATTAGCAGTAAGATTCTGAGGAGCGAAAGTTTTACGGAAGTCACTTAGAGCGACTAAGACTTGACCATTAGTAACAGATGCAAGGTTACCCGCTGCTGGATCTGCAGTAATAGCGGCTTGGGCTCTTTGTTCAGTGAAGTAGAGATTAGTACCCTCGCTAATATCACCAGTATCTGCATCAAGGGCAATTTGACCAGTAAGAGAATTATAAGCCAATCCATCAGTATCTACAGAGATAGCCAATCGAGCGCGGGCATCTGTAAAGAAGAGGGCTGCTGCATTTTCTGTAATTTGGCTCGTATTGGCTGCCAATGTATAGACACCGTTAGCGTAAGATAATCCAGTACCTGCAGATAACTCCGAGAAGATATCGCTTAACTCTACAGAGAGAACACCAGTTGTACTATTATATTGCAATAACTGTACATCTGGAGAAGCTACAGAAGCAATCGATAAAGATCCTCGAGATCTTGCATCTGTGAAGAAAAGATTCCCTTCTTCTGTGATATCATCGCTACCGACTGCCAAGGAGATAACACCTGTAAGAGCGTTATAAGCGATACCATCACCAGTTACAGAGATAGATCCTCGAGATCTTGCATCCGTATGGTATAGGTTGCTACTTCCCTCGGAGATTCCATCGGTATCTACATTCAAAGAGAAAGCACCGTTAGAAGCATCATAAGCAAGACCAGAACCTGCAGAGAAGAAACCTCGGATCTCACCTTGATCAGCAGTGAAAGCACCAGTAGAAGCATTATAATCGATACCGGAAGATGCACTCAAGAAAGAGCGAACTTCTGCAGCTTGAATATCTTGTCCTTCGATCTCTGTGAAGTCAGCTGTAGAGCCTGCAGAGCCTCCATTATGGATCCAAGTTTCAGCGCGACCACTTACACCGGTCAAGATGATAATATCACCTTCTTGTTTTTCATCTCCATTAGTGTAGTTCGAAGCTACCCAAGCACTTAAAGAAGCAGCAGTAGTATCTACGGCTACATCTGTAATAGTGAGAGGCTTTAACTTAAGTTTAAGATCTCCACCTTCTGTTACAAGCTCTGCATAGTTTGCGCTATCTGTAGCGATACCCACTACGGCATTCGCTTCCAAGTATGTTTTGGTTACTGCGTGGTTATCTGCGGTTGGAGCTTGGTTAAGTTGAACCGCTCCCTCGAAAATATTATTTGGTGCAAGGAATTGCATTTTTGATACTCCATGTATTTAGATTAGAGGGGTTATCCCTCGCTCTTATACTACCTTAAGATAATCTCTCCGGATAGTGAAATTTGGAAAGATATCACCACTTGATTAAGAGAGTTATGGGTTACCTCTCCTTCTGCTATCGTTCCATCGGATAAGATGATTTGTACCATCGGCTTATATCCGAGATTGTGATTAATCAATACTTGAGTACTATTCGTAAAAGCGTGTAGCTGTGGCCTCGAAGAGGATGGAGAAAAGTATAAGGCCATCTCTACACCTCTTCGAAGATGAGAATAACTGTAGCACTACTCGAGCTCTTTGTTGCTATGTATATAGCGTTCGAGCGGTTATACCCTTTACCGAGAGAGAGTTGCATATAAGCACCTCCATCGATATAGGCCTTATCCGCTCCGAGTATTACTCCATCCGTTCCTACTGTGCTCCAGTGGATTTCGTGTTGCTCGCATCCGATAGTAACTTTATTAGCAGTTTTCGGAAGTAGAATCTCTGTAGCGAGTTGATTAGCTGTGAAAGTTTTCACAGATGGATATAGATTTGATGATCTTAGATCTAGTGACATAGTACCCCCTTAAATATTAATACTTTCGAGTTCTCCAGGCCTTCTTAATAGCCTCTCGATTCTGTGCGTAAAACTCGCTATCTTGTGCAGCTCTCTTAAGAATATCTCCGCTTTGTACTGGAGCGGGCTTCGCTCCTGTATTGGTTTTGGGAGGAAGGAGAGATGGGCTCGCGATTGGTTCTGCGGTTGGAGCTACTGCTTCCGGATTGGATCCTTCTGCGGTTGGAGGAGTAGCCTGCTTCGATTGGAGATGAGGTCTTAAGACTAGAGGAGCGTTATCCGGGTTCTCTTTGATTCCCTTAATCCACTCATCCAAAGGAGATTCGCTCTTACTTCTTTGATAAGCCCATTCTACAGCCTCTCGGAGTTCTGGATCTGTAAAACCTTGCTCGCTTAGCATCGATACTCGAGAATACTTACTCTCTGCATCCGTTAAGGATTGCTCTAGAGTAGATACTTTCTCTTGTAGTTTGGAGATCTTCTGCAGTTCTCCCGATTGGTTATCTAAGCTCTCTTGGAGAGCCTTCGCAGCCTCTTCCGCTTGGATTGCTCTGGAAGATAGTTTGGAGATTCGATCTTTAAAAGCAGCTTCGATATCTGCTTTAAGAACGTACTCTACTCCTTCATGGTTTATTGTTTGCATGTTGTACCTCTGGTTTGTTGGTTTCTCTCGTTAATGTAATGTAAAAAAGCGGATTTCGCTAGCCTAGTAGAGTCCCAAGGCATCTCGAAAGCTATCTCCAATAAAGATTCGATATCGATAAGCGGTAGCCAATGATCGTTAGCATCCATCTCCTCTAGTATCTCCCTCTTCTTCTCGTAATAGCAGCAATCCGGATGCACTATTCGAATATACATAGAAAGAGCCCAATCATCGGAAGAGATCCACTCTACTTTGCAATCTTTAATCTCTTCGATGGGCTTATTACACTCCTCGCAGTTCATTACATAAACTCCGCTCTTTCTCTTCGAATCTGGAGAAGGTATTCTCTAGCCTCGCGATCATCCATATCATCATACATCATCATAACGGCTTGAACTGGAGAGATAAGAGAGGCTTGCATCTTCGCGATAATATCCTCTCTCTGCGCTCTCATTTCATCCGGTGTTAATGGCATGGAGTGATAACTTACTCGATATCCATCTTCTGGAAGAGAAGTACCGAGGAAGCGATTCGATAACATAGCAGTTTTAGCGAGTAACTCCTCATCTCCCAAGCGGAATACAGGAGCGAACTTCTTTTGGGCTTCTCTCTGGCCACTCTTAGACACTGCGAGAGCATAACCGGATCTCGGATCTCCGTTCGTTCTGCTTAGTTCGCTTGGAGAGAGGCCTGCTGCTAGTCCTACTCGCATCTCGTACTTAGAGATACTTTCGAGGAGAGCATGGGGATCCGTAGGAATAGAGAAGGAACCGACTAGGGGTTGACCTTGGGCATCTGGATCTTGAGTAAATACGAGAATAGAACTCGGATCGGTAGCGATAGAAGATCTCCGCGCTATCTCGTTCTGGTCTATCTGGGATAAGCCCGCTACGGAGAGGCCTGCTACATATTTCTGACTCCAACAGGCATCTCTAACGAGATGTACCCACATACTGTATAGAACTGCGCTCGTAAGGGATCCATAGACCATTTGCGAAGCGTTATAAGAATCCCATAAGAATCCAGTTTTTTCCGCATGGTATAGAACTACAGGGAGGAAGGGATTACCTTCTCCATCTCGATAAGGATAATCCTCTCCTCGGTGGGTAGGATGGCCCATAAACTCTTCCGATACATCTCTTCCGAGAGATCCATCTTTCTCTATTATGTACATTCCGAAGATAGGCATATTAGGATCTCGGATATCGATTACATCTG